TGAAAGAGGAATATATCCGTCTTCACAAATCAGCACCACATCTCCCTGATAAGCCATCACACATTGATATCCGATAGGTCGGCTTAACTTATAAGATCCCATCAATGTCCAATTGGTGGCATCATTTGGGTTATATCCTTTATATATCAAAACTTCCCCTTCTGATGAGAGCAGACATGTATAATCATCAATACCGGCTCCGCCGTCAACCGTCCAGTTAAACACGGCTTGCAAACAACCGCCCCATTTTAATATTTGCGCTACATCAAAAGCTTCAAGTGTTCCGGCAACATTTCCTGCCGTATTTGAAACCCAAGCGCATGTCGAATTTTTTTGAACAAACCACAAAAATTCGTGGCTGACTGCCGCACTGATGATTTGATTTTCAGGTAAGTCTTCTCCCGAAAATCCCCAATTCTCAAAATGTTCAACATCATTTTCATCAACATAAAATACTTTCGGTTTGTCAACACCGTTCATAAAATAGAGATAGTTTTGATATTGAACAGTCTGACATCTGCTTTTTGAAAAACTCACATCTTCATATTCCGTAGCTTCTCCTGATAAAACCTGATAAGCTTTTCCACCGAAAACCGCTATCATTTTTTCAAGATGTGCCGTGTGGTATCTCACAAGTGTTTCCACTTTTTTCGTTGCCGAGAATTCACCTAAAGATGCGTATTTTGTGTAGCCCTCTCTTAAAGCCACCGAATTTTCATACGGCATATAATTGTCCATTTCTATGGCATCCGTTACCTGCATGCCGGCAATCGGATCTCTTTTATTTAATCCGCCGACAGGTGCCGGCAAAATAAAATCGGCGGATTTAACCCGCCGACTAGTTGTTTTGTACATATCTTATTTCCTTTTACTTTACAAAAAGAGGTACTCTAAAGGGCACCTCTTAAAATTCAATTTTCTTGCACATTAGCTTTTCTATTGTTTTCATATCAAATGTTTAGATGATTTATATAATGATTTAAATTGACATTTTTTTCAAAAAAGAGTTACGTTATAAGCGAGAAAGGAACAAAAAATGATTGTTTTTAAGATATTGCTTGGATGTTTTGTTCTCTGGTGGATATCAACAGAGGGTATGTGGTCGTTTTTTAGTTGTTTATCTTTTATACCTATCAGCTCCATACTCTCTTAAGGCCTGTTCTAAATCTTCTCTTACAGTCGTCATTTTCTTAAAACCCTTTCACATACCCTGTTGTCACGTTGGTATCTGTCTTTTTTTCTTCATTAAGCTCTTTATTTTTCAAAGCAGCCTGTAATTCCATTTCTTTGTTTTCCAAAAGCGCTTTTCTGTCTTGCTCATTTTTTTTCAAAACCAATTCAGCTTCTTTGATGGCAACTTCTTTTTGTTTGATCTGATGATCAAGCAATATTTTTTGTTCTTGCTGTTTAAGTTGCATCATGGCCACATTCGGCACAGCTTCTTGTTTTTGTGTTAACTCGTTTTCAATGGCTTCAAATGCTTTGTCTATAACGGGTGCGTATATTCTGGCGTTTGGCAAAGTTGCAATTAAGCTTTCAAGCATTTGTTTATAAACGCCAAGCAATAAAGGCTGCGTTGACACCACTTGAAATGCTCCGATAATCATCTGATTAATGGTGTTCACCGTATTTTGAATATGTACGCTTCGTTCTTCATTTAAAAATGCCGCATCCGTATCAATTCCTAAAACCATACCGCGCAGTTTGTCCGTTTTTAAAACCTCAACAGCCAAATCCACATCTTCCGGCGATACTCCATCTGTTGCAAAAGCTTTTAATCTGTCACGGCTGAAACACTCGCAAATCATTTCCGCTTTAATTTTGAACAAATCCGTTATAAAGCGCAATATTTCATTTTGCCTGTCTTGATTTCTGAGCGTTCCGTAATTGGTCTTTTTTAACACGGCGGTTGCTGTTTCAATTTTATCCGAATGCCCGCGCATAATATCTGAAACGCCCGTAATTTCATAAATTTGCGCCATAATATCCTGCCTGCGTGTTGCCAAAGCCTCTAGCGCCGTTACATATTGTTCAATCGGCGCAAAATCAATCACCCCCTTGATCCCGCCGTTTTCTTTTAATCTATCAAAATCAGATAAAGCCACCAATGTCACATCTTTATTTAAGATGTTTGCAAGTTCCGGAAAACTGTTGTCATAACAGCCCGAAACTTTAATAGCCTGCATTGTCAGCTGCATACGCGTTGTAATGCCGTTTAATTCACTGAGCATCGGCTTTAACTGTTCATAATCCGGCACAGCAATTAAACCGTTGTTTGTTAATGTGGCAAAAAGAGGTTTCGGCATTGTAAAAAAGCCGTTAATATCCGGCGTTTCTTTTAACACTTTCAAAAAGCCTTTGGTGTATTCTTTTGTTAAATATAAAACTTGCTTACTTGCTTTATCCCAAATTTCATAAACGAGAACAGATTTGGTTTCTTTATCTTTATCTTCCTCTTTCACATCAAATTTTGCCGAAACCTCTCCACCGAATTGTTTTTCAATTTCTTCAATCGTCATAAAAATTTTGCGTGCAAACCATGTGCAATCTTCCCAAACATTTACTTTGTCAGAGTCTGCAATAAAATCTTCCGGATTGATATAAACCGTTTCAATCTTTTCATCTTCTAATATTTCAAAACATATTTTTTCTTCACCTTCGCCCAAAGCGCACGCTTTAAATGTCGGCACATATTTTTCGTAAGCCGCACCAAAACCCAAAAGCAAAAAATCGTTTCGAACGTATTTCATCACACTGTCGAAATCAAACTTTTCCAAATCCCATTCAAGTGCTTTTTCCAAAATTCTGCACGCTATTGCACCAATGACCGAATCCGTTTTTTCTTTCTGTTCCACATAGGGCTTCGGTTGTTTGAAATATAAAAAGGGCTTTAATGTTTCAATTGTTGCCCAAAACACATTTTGCTTATTTTTTGAATTTTCATTTCTGTAATAATCTCTGATTTCTTTGATAAGCTCATAATAGTCCGCATACTTTTTTTCAGCTGTTTCAATTTTTTTTATCCAATTTTTTACCTCGTTCATTTTTAACATCCCTTTTTATGTTCAATTACCAAACCGTCATTAAAAAGCTCACAGTTTTGAGCAAGTCTGATGTCTTTTACATTTTGCTCAAGCCCAAATTTCTTTTTGAGCTCTCGCTCATATTCGTTATATTCTTCGCTATAGTCCATGCCGTTTCTTTTCAGCCATCGCCACGTCACACCGAGTTTGACAACATACTTGTCGAAAAGCGGAACGTCTGTATTTTTATTAACAGCGCTTTTAACCTCACAACTTTTTGCATCGTAACACACGCCGTTTGATCGATATAAAAACACAATTCTCAAGCCTTCCGGCACTTTACTTAAAAATCGAAAACCGTTGTTTTCAATTTTAAATTGCAGTTTGCCTGATGATGTTTCAACACACTTTTGTTTCATAAATTCTTCAGATGTTAAAGCTCCTAAAACTTTTTCTTTGCTGTCTTTAATGTAAATTGTGTTATGTATCAGCGCATAAAAATCCGGCACAATCTCATCAAACGAATAAAATCTTTTATTTTCTAATGTTTGAAAAGTTGCTTGTTTAATGAGGCTTTGCCAATCGCCATAACGCATCAAACTTTCCAGTTCATTTTTCATTACTGATAGAAAAATAGCATTATGTTGTGTGTTTTTATCAAACAAATCATCCGGTCTTTGTGTTGCCGTCAAATCTGCAACTTCTTGGCATATTTCTAAAATATTGTTCATTTTTTCAAATCTTTCCTTTCGTTTTCAAATTAACCCCACCCCAAACCCTGTTCAATTTTCCTACAAAAAAAAGAGAGCCAAGCTCTCCATTATTAAAATGCTAACAAATGAGTTTTAAAAAAAAGCACCAACGGCGCGGTGCTTTAAAAATTCCTTTTTCAAGGATGTTTTAACGTTATCACATTTTCAAAATCCTGTCAAGCCCTGTGGAAAACATGGTTATTTTATTGTAATATAATAATAAATATCTTATATTTTTTAAAAGCAGGCTAAAATTTTATTGTATTTTTCTTTG